CCATGGTAAAGCCATAATATATATTAGATGAGATAATTCTTTAAGTGTTATAAATTCACAATAAATCACGATTATATCTTTTTATACCTTTTTTTGTACCTAACACCTGATCCATTTTTATATAAACATCATAAATTACCCATTTGCATGATGATTACCTTTTCAACTACCATCTTATATAATCCTATTGTTTCATTCATATTCTTCTTAATATTAATATTCGTTTCAATATCATACATGCATCCCAAATTATTCACGCCATCATCATTTCCTAATTCAACACTTAATCTATAAAATTTTATTGCCTCATCAAATTTATTTATTATTGCATTATACATTCCCACATAATATAATAATTCATCATCATTGTAATCAATGTCTATATCAATACATCCAATCATTAAATCATAATTTTTTTCAATATTGCACATATTCCTTATCTTATTCTCATCATAATCATATCTTTTGATAAACTCAAATATCTACTCCTCCAAAATATCCATAAATAACTATCATATATCTAAAATTCATAATTATTTATATTTTCAATTTTGTATAAAAAAATTTTGTGTTTTTATAATTTATCATGTTTTTCACAATTAAATTTGTCTAGTAACCTAATATTTCCACAACCATTCATCCCACAATTACAATCACCACAACCATCAAAAAAACCAATATAATCGTAAAATCCATTTGTCTTGCGCATATTACCACATGTTTCATTTGCACATTTACATGACTTGCAATATTTAAAACCATTATATCTTTTCTTATAACACACATCACATACTAATTCATTATCCATTTTTGCATAATTAATCAATTTCACATGTTCAACAAATACTTCCATTTTCAATTTTTTATTTATACTGTTGTATATGCCAACCCAGCTAATCCTGACATTATCCTTAAAATATTATAATTAGTCCCATAAATATATAATTGATTGCTCGAATTCAAAAAATTTATACTCGGATTCGTTGATGTCTGTGTCGGATCATTAAATGCTATCGTTAATGTCGACTTCTCGATTCTTGATAAATTTGCTGTCCCTGATGGTTGATGCTGCTCAGGATATAGTGCAAATGAATATACATTTATCCCATCCTTTGGTGTATTCGAATGATATGCATCTGGTTGCACATAATTAAAATATGCACCATCTTGCACATCAAACCTATCATGACCATTAAACTGAATCAATCCAGTCTGCACAGGATTAATCGTACCGTCAATCAATACCCCATAATTACTAAACTGATTAACTAAAGGATCCACTGGATTATATCTTGTGTCAACCAACAATGACCATGGTATACTAAAATCCCTCACACTCAAAGTTGATGATATGTCCAATACAGTTATACTCTGATCAGTATTTATTACCACATCTGCACTAATCTGACTCGTAATCCCATATGCACCAGATGCTAAACTATTCGCATTTATATATACCGGAACACTACTCGCATTTCTCACATTTATATTGTTATATGTGCCAAATAAATTACCTCCTAATAATTCAACCCATATTCCACCAGCAATCGCAGTAGGATCAAAATTCACCGAAATAGATTCTAATAATATCTTCTCTGCAGCACTATCAATTGGCGTTATTCCAGTATTCACATTTTTTTCATACCATTTGTCACTATTCGTATAATAAACAAATCTCTGTTGTGTTGTGTAATTTCCATTCTTCATCGCCCATACTATCTCCTTGGTTGGATGATTGTAATTTAATTGATATGTATTCACTAAAGTAATCACTTGTTCTATACCACTATATTGCACTTGTTCAATCAAATACTCATGTCCAACCTGCGCAAATCTTCTTCTTTCCTCTGTATCTAAATATACAACATTTATCAATAATGTAGCATCTTGAATCGTAACACCAGTATCATCAAAATTAATATCCTTCACAATCACAGTCTCCTTTGCCGCCAAAGTAACATAAAATCTTAAATCAGTATATTGTAAAGCTATCAATGGTATCGCTAATCCAATATATCTATTGCACCAAAATTGCAATGGAATAAATAATGTATATTGTGGCTTTGTTGAATTGTCATAATTTGTTAATTCTGATACATCTCCTATCATATTTGCATATCCTCTGTCTTGATCACCATTTCTCGCCAATTCATACCATATATCTAACCAAGTGCCATATTGACGATCTATTGTTGTACCACCAATATCAACTTCTATTTGTTGCAATAAAGCATGACCTAATCTTCTCACCCATGCAAAATTATTTGACAATTGTGATTCAACTGGATTTAAAATTATCTTGACATATACTTTACTTATCAAATCTGCATTCTTAGATAATACTGTTGTTAATGTTTTCCCAAAATTTACGTCACCCACAAATGGCTGTTCTATAGATTCTATTGCAAAATTTGTATATCTACGGTAAACTATTTTAAAATATGTTATTTGTGGATTTCCTGTTAAATAAACGTCCTGCGCACCATATGCTACTAATTGAATTAATCCTCCTGACATTATCAAATATAATATTTAATAATATTATAATTTGCGCATTTCAAACCACTTAAAAATACACGATAGATATATCTAATATAATATAAAATTATAATGTCAGTTTTCAAAGTTAAACCATCAAAAATACGCCATACGGCAAATATACAAACATTAGATGAATTACACAAAAATCATGTCCAAAAATTCAGAAAAAGAAAACAATTACTTCCAAAAAAAAAATTAAAATTAGATAAAATAAAAAAACAATTGGAAAATCTATATGCAAAAAATCCCACAGAACTCACTAATGATGATATCAAAAATAAATCTATGCTCAAATCTGACATTAAAAATCTTGAAGATGAAATACATGATATAGAATTCAATAAATCAGAAACAGATTATTACAGCAAAACTGCCGAAATATTAATGGATTATTATGATAAACTTGAAAATGGTGATAATCATAGTAATCATAATGATAATAATAGTAATGATAGCAAAAGTAGTGGGTGTATCATCGATCCAAATATCATTAAACAAAACCCACTCGGAGAAAAGAAATTAGATCCACTTGATAAATTAAATCTACTAAATCTTAAAAATAAAAAAATTAAAAAAACATTCAGAAAAAAAAAGAAAAAAAATAATTTCGTAAATACTGCTGACATAACAACTTTCTTCTCAACAGAACCTAAAATACAATTTGGAGACACTAATAATACCCCCATTAAAAAAGATGACTCAAGAGCAGATTATCTAGAAAATTATAAAACTATGATCGGTATCGCAAATAATCAAAAATCCAAAAAACATTTTAATCCAATAAAATATTGTTCGCAATGCGGTAATGAAAAAATACTCTTCCAATCAGAAGGTAATTATGTGTGTGATCAATGTGGAGAAACAGAACATGTAATCATTGAAAGTGAAAAACCAAATTATAAAGATAATATCCCAGAAAAGCCTGGATATCCATACAAAAGAATAAATCATTTCAATGAATGGTTAAGTCAATTCCAAGCTAAAGAATCAACTGATATTCCAAAAGAAATATATGATCTCATTCTCAATGAATTACATAAAAATAAATTTTATAACCTCAAAAAATTATATTTCCCATATATGAGATTCAGTTTCATGAAACTCATCCTCAAAAAATTAAGTCTCACCGGATATTATGAACATACTACACACATCATCAGCAAATTAAGTGGAATACCTCCACCATCGATCAATAGAGACACTGAAGATACCTTGAGATCCATGTTCAAACAAATACAAATACCTTTCGAAAAACATTGCCCAAAAGATAGATTCAATTTTCTCAGTTATTCATATGTTCTTCATAAATTTTGTCAATTATTAGAACTTGATGAATTCATCATATGTTTCCCTTTGCTAAAATCTAGAGAAAAATTAAGAGCACAAGATAAAATATGGGAAAGTATATGTGGAGAACTAAAATGGGAATTCATACCAAGTATTTAAATTCAATGAATATTTTAAACAAATTAAAATATTTATACAATATATAAATGAATAAACAAAAAATTCTAAAAGGTAACAATCTAATAAAATATGTATTGTTCTTCATATTGGCATATCTAACATCTTATTATATCCTCAATAAACAAGTTGATGTCATGGAAATAGTAAAAATTCCACTTATACTCACAATATTATTCGCTATTATAGATATGTATATGCCATGTGTCCATATAAATGTCAAAAATAATTGAAAAATTAACATTTTGCATGTATCATTATATATTGAATTTATTATATAATTAAGTGATATAATAATGAATTATTATAACATTAGCAGAGTAACAGCAATAAAAGTTGTTACTGTTGGTGAATCTAGTTGTGGTAAAACAACCATGGTTAATAAATTATTAAATCCAGATGTAAAATATGTGCCTAATACAACAATTTTGTGTTCTTTTAATTTGTTAAAAATTAATAAAACACAAAACAATGATGAATTTTGCATTGACATTTGGGATACTGCTGGACAAGAAAGATATGCCAAATTAATACAAACATATTTTAGAGATGTCAAAATTTTTCTAATGGTCTTTGATGTTATAAATTATATCAAAACCATTAAAACACTTAAATCTTATTTGGTTCATCCTGATGTTGAAGAATGCGATAATATCTTCATTATTGGTAATAAAATTGACTTTGAAAATAAACTTAAAAAAAATGAAATATGTAGCTCAGTGCACAAAATAGAATTATATGTTAAAGAAGAATTGCAAAAGTACACAAATAAAAATATTAAATATTTCTTCATTTCGGCATGCACAAATGAAGGATTAGATAATTTGAGAAATGAAATTGTAAGAACATGCAGTCAATCTTTAGATGATAATGTTGAACAAATTAATACTTTGACAAATAAAAAAAACACTAATGTTAAATATAATGATAATAAAAATGATAGCATAAATATCTTACCTGTAACACAATTAATTTACAATAAATCAGAAAATAAAACATTTTGTGAAAAATGTTAAAATAATTGAAAATTTAACATTTTGCATACATCATTATATATTGTATTTATCATATAAAATAATCAACACAATAATGAATAATTATAATATTCGCTCAGTGACACCAATAAAAGTTGTGACACTTGGTCAATCTTTTTGTGGAAAAACAACCATAGTCAATAAATTATTACATCCAAATGAAACTATTCTTGCAGAAATAACACTTGGATGTTGCTATAATTTATTAAACATTAATAATGAATTTTATGTAGCTATTTGGGATACAGCTGGACTAGAAAAATATGCACAATTGATTAAAGGTTATTTTAGAGATGTTAAAGTATTTCTCCTAGTTTTTGATGTATCTAATCATGTTGCCACTATTGAAGGACTTAAATCTTATTTAACTCATCCCGAAGTTGAAGAATGTGATAATATCTTTATAATTGGTAATAAAATGGATTTTGAAGGAAAACTCACCAAAAATGAAATAAATAAGTTAATGCGCAAAATAGAATCATATGTTAAAGAAGAATTACAAAGTTATAAAAATAAAAATATCAAATACTTTTCTATTTCAGCACAAACAGGTGAAGGAGTAGATAATTTGAGAAATGAACTTGTGTATACATGTGGATATAATAATAATGAACCAATTGATAAGTTGCCTCCAAGTAATAAATTAGATGAAATAATTATTTTACCTGTGAGAGAATTGAATGTCGAAGAACCAAAAGAAAAAAGTTTTTGTGGTAAATGCTAAAAATATTTTTATTTATCCATAAAATAAATTCTATAATTGATGTAAATATATAAATTACATAATATTTGTTTATTATTTAATTTCTGTGTAAATTTTAATGAAAAACAAAAACAAAATTATCAGTAAATTTTTCAATGAATTATGCTCATCTATTGAAACAAGTAGTGTCAATCACGGCACATATGCTAAAGAATTAACAGAATGTAAAAAACATGTAAATACTAATAGTACTATTGATGACGAATACTCCGAAGAAACACTCGATGATATGCTAAGAAAAAAATCATCTGATCAATATGAATTAATCAATGAAAAAGTCTTCATAACAAATAAATTATTGGTATCAAATAATGTTACAATTCATGACTTTATTGAATACACCAAAAATCATTCATTGTATCATATTGTCAAAAAAGAAGGTCATCTATTGAATAATCTAATGTTACGTGTTGCCCACAAAGTTGAAGATTCGACACTCCAAATCATCGTTGATGTCAGATCACTACTTGAACCAACACAACACAATAATGACGTAACAATGTATTTCGGTAGTCTATGTCAAGCAATTGAAGATAGTGATATGACTAGCGGTGAATATACAACTGATTTGGTCAAATGTATGAGCCAAATATCAGAAAAAATTACAACATACGAATTTATCAGTTTCGATGAAATCGCAAAAGATACTAAATTACAATTATATATTGTTACAATTAATGATATCATTAAATATACAAAACATAATCAACTTATACATTCTATTAAAAAAAGAAATCACGTATTAGAAGGTGCGACCATATATGTTGATAGAATACACACTGTTATTGATAATAAAAATAAATGCACTGGTGTTAGAATAATGGTTCATTTTAATTTATGCAATTTAATTATCAAAAAATCATGCATTATATTCTAAATTTGCTTAAATCCATTGCGTTTATTAATATCATTTAAAAATACTACACATTATTATAATAATGTCTAACACTACTTCGGTCAATTCTAAAAATAATAAAACAAAATATATCGATTACTTGGATGAAGATGATATCATCATGAATCAACAATGGGTTTGTATATCTTTCCTATCCCCAGAAGGTATTAAAAATTGTAATATCAGAGGTTTGAAAATTAGAGGAGTTTATCCAACACAAGAAAGAGCAAATGAAAGAGCAAAAGAGTTGCAAGATAAAGATTCAGATTTCCATGTGTTTGTTGGTGAAGTTGGAAAATGGTTGGCATGGGATCCTGATGTAAACAGTGTTGAAGATCATGTTTATCAAGATGAACAATTAAATGATTTAATGCGCGGATACAAAGAAAATCTAAAGAAAACAGCAAAAATGGAACAAGAAAGAAAATCAGATAAACTTAAAGGTTCCGAACAAGTCAAACTTAAACCACTTGAAAAAGAAAATAGTGGCAAAGAAACTAGTGGCAGAGAAGAAAATCTTGACAAAATCAAAAATAGAATGAAAAATAAATTAGCACAAATAAAAAAATCTTCTGGACAAACAAATAATATCGTAAGTGATGAACCTAAATTAGATATGGATCCTTCCAATATTGATGTATCCGATAAAATGTTAGATGTTGAACAAAATATTTTAAATCATGAAACATCTATCGATACAAAAGATACTATTGTTAAAAGTAAATCAGAAGAATTAAATAAAATTAAATCAGATTTGGAAAAACAAAAAAATATTACCACTGATATCAATGATCAACTCAGTAAAATCAAATCCTTGTACGAAAAATTAAATAAAAAATAAAAATTTACTAAAAATAATATATATGATAACATATATATTATAAATGAGTCAAAATACAAATTCAAATTCAATCCAAGGTATGACATTATTAATTATATTTTTAACAATTTGGTTTCATTATTCATGCCGCAAAGATGGATTTACAATATCACATTTTATCATTATAATTGTAATTATAATTAGCATTTATGATAAATTAAAACATTTAATTCACCAAAAATCCAATAAAGAAATAAAAAAAGAAAAACAAAATAAAAAAGATAATGCATTAAATAAATTGATTCATTCATGCAAAATAAATTTTGAAGAATATGAAAAAGAAATTTATGAAGTAAATAATAAAATTGACTTGTCTTATTCACCAAAAATTAAATCTTACATACCGATATTCACTACTCAACCTGAAAATGATTTGATTAACTTCAAAACTAATGAAAGTAATCATAAAAATGATATTGAAAATGAAATATTACCAAATAATGTCATTGATTCGAATGCCAATAAAAAAATATAATTATTAATATTCTAAAAAATGTTTATTGTTAAAAAATAATATATATCATAACATATATTATTAATGGAACCATACTCAAATATATTAATTCTACTCACATGCATAATCTGGTTTTATGTATCGTACATTGTACATGGATATACTATTTCTCATTTTGCCATGGCAATAATGATAACAATCTATATTCACTCCAAATTATGGTATTTGGCTTATTCTAAACCATGTCAACAAAATAAACAAAATAAAGAAATTGATAAATTAATTAATAGATATAACGCAATGAGTGAAAAACTAAAAAAATCTATTAAAAATACTAAAATCACAAAATATGCTTATCTAAGCTTTTTAAACAAATCTCCAATTATAAAATCTTATACACCTCAATTTAATCTTCAAAATGAAACTGATCTGAATAATATTGATCAAAATAATTTAATTGATTTGAAAATGAATGACATTGATCAACAAACTAAAAATATCACTGATTAAACATAATAAAAAGGATAATTGTATGGATTATATGGCCAATATGGTCTAAAATTATATGGATACAATCCCCCAGTTTCATATGTATCTTGTTGATCCCTTGCCAACAATTGTGTTATTGCTGCTCCTGAACTTCCCATTCCTTCTTTTATTGGATGAAAATGAAAATAAGCTATTATCAAAACTATAATTAAACAAATAATTATTAACATATATATTCCACATTGAAAATATTTTAATTATAATTAAATAAAAATATTTTTATATCTTAATTTCATTTATATAAAATGATTTATCAAACATTAATCACACTTATATTGTTTATAGGTATAATATTCACTATTATAGAAATTGTAAGAATTGATGCACATGCCACAAAAGAAGCTCCAAGAGTAGTATATAAATATATCCCTAGAACATTCAATGAAGAACAAGAAGATCCGGTCGATGTCAGCGAAATATTCTATACCATGTTCCAACAACCATCTCCTTGGGTCAGTAGTATCCGCACATATGATGTCAAAAAACAAGAAAATATCAACAAATATTTTGCTTCTCAACTATAAACTCTTGCAATTTTAAATGATTCTTTATTTTTTGGATCTGTCATTCTATCAATACTTGCACCAACACCAGACCTCTTATATTTATCAAAATTATTATTGTGAAAATCAAGAAATTGTTTACATCCAACAGAATTAATTTGAACTGGTCTCGCCTTGAAATGAAAAAACTTTTCCAAAAAATTTGATTTGGCACCAGCATTACTAATAACCATACATCCATAATCTTTTGTAAGTTCCATAAATACCTGTCTAAATAAAGTAAAACTTGAAAACATTCCTGCATAATGATCATACAATCTTTTCTGATTACTGTAAAAATCATCCGCCAATAAAAATACATAATCAAAATTTGCTCTCAGTTCTGGTATTATTCCCAATGGAAACTGCATTGTCAATATAAACATTATCTGAAAATGTCTCCCATTGTAAAATAAATCTGTAATATATTGATCTCTCATCCAGGTACCCTTTGAACTTAAACAATCATCCATCACCAATATTGCTCTTGGATCGCATTTTTTACCTTTCTTAAATTTTAGTACGCATTTTGCAATCATCTTCTTTTGTCTTGCAAATAATCTCTCAATAATATCAGGCTTATATTTGTAATATATAAATGCCTCTGGAAAAAATTTACCATAAAATTTTGTCATCTCTTCGGTTGTTGATATTATTACCCCCACTGGAATGTGACGGAAATGATATAATATCTCACGACATATCCAACTCTTACCAGATCTTCTCTTGGCTATCATACATATTGTTGGACTCCCACCCATTTCATCAAGTTTAAATGGTTTCACAAGTATTGTTTTATCATCTATTGCTATTTTTCTTGGATCACTCATAAATTTAATTATATATATATAAACACAATTAAATTTAATGACTTCTTAATCAAATGTGGCAAAATCTATATGTACATCAACTGGTGGTAATTGTATTTTGTTTCTACCAAGAATATTATATGATGCCGACATCAATGTATTTCCTATCGATTCCGCACTTCCCTCATTTAAATTTTGCAAATCATTTATCATATCTCCTCCTCCAACTATACTTTGCACTGGTTCAATTCTTTGTTGTACATGTGATACTTGTGCAATATTATTTGATCCCATAAAAGTTGATGCAATGAACCACACTAATACTCCCACAATCAATGGTGTAATTATGTTTATATTTTTTTTCGCTTTCGGATTCTTTGCTAATTGCATTTTATAATTATAGTGCATGTACCCATATGTTAAAGCTGCAAAAATAATACCTATTGTTATTGGTTTCTTTAAATATTCCATAATATATTATATTTATAAATAAAATATATTCTTTTCAACACAAAATCTATTGTCTATATTTCTCAAAAAATTCTTCTTTGTTCACATTATTTGTTACACTTGCCAAAAATTCCTTGTCCTTACTCGATAATTTCTTATTTACCTCAAATGGATCGACAAATGCTTTTACCTCATTGTTAAAATCAATTATCGGCAAATCCCTCGTTATGGCCTTTGGTTCATTCTTATTCACATCTACCATTGCATTTATATTAGTCTTATTCAATTCTTGAGGTTGCATAGTTATTTCTTTAATTTCTTCTTTAATTTCTTCTTTTATTTCTTCTTTAGGTTGATCAATATTATTCACATCCTTTATCTCATTCTTCAATTTATCATTTATGTCATTCAAATTATTATTAAATTCATCAATATTCTCTTTCTCAAATATATCCTGATCAAGTACTTCCTTATCAAATATCTCCTCGTCCTTTATGTCCAATAAATTATTACCATCATCAATTATTGTATTGTCATTTGTCTCAGATTCATACCTATTATCATCACTAAATTGCGGATCGTGTAAATCCCTATTCACCATTGATTTCACATTTTTATGTTGCGATTCTGTAATCTTTCTTGATATATTATTATAATCCTCTGGAACATAATCATTTTTTAAAAATTCCTTCAAAATTAAATTCATTGGTAACATTTTTCTTATTGCCTCTTTAATACCTTTCTCTATCAAAGTAAAAATCTCCCTTTGATTTCTCTTTATCTCCAATGTTGGATAATGCTTCCAAAAAAGTTCAGGATAATTATAAATAATTCTCACTGATTCTATGTAACACTTGTGAATAAAATTCTTACAATCTATCTTCTCGTGAAATTTCTCCCTTACTATCTTACTTTTATTGTTCACAGAAAAAGTCAATAATACAATATTACTCTTTATCACTGCTTTCACTAAATCATCAAACCATTCAGAACATTTACTCTTCTCCTTTATTCTATTTGTCTCCTCCTCTATTTTATGAGTATTTAATGATGTAATCTCCTTTAATGCTGTCTGAAATATCTTAAATACACCTGGACTCGTCACAGAACCATCATATTTTTGTTTCTCTGTTAATTGTTTGTCTGTCATCTCCGCAAAATCATAAAATGTCATTATTCCCTCATACAAATGTGGAGTTATTATATTAATTAGAAATGTTGTATATTCCTCCTTAATCTCAATAATATTTCTCTCGTAAAAATGTGGCATTTATAATTTAATAATATATTTTAGTATTTTTCAACATTACGCATTATATCAATAAAAATAAATATTTAATCACCTCAAATTTCATATATTTTACCAATTTAATCTTATATTCATCATCAAAATATTCACATATTACCAAAAAAAGTGAATATTGTATTCTGTATATTATTTATACTTTATTATCAACACCTTAACAATTTACTATTTTTTCAACTTCTTATTAAAAATTGAAATTTCAATAAATTGTATCTCACTCAAATGTCATATCATAAATTCAATGTCAAATCCCAACTCAAAAATCATATTAAATCAAAATGATAAATTGATTGTTAATAATGCAATACAAAAAATAAATTCATTCAACAATAAAATTACTAAAAATAACAATACAATACATTTTATTAATGAACACCTCAACAGACTAAATAACATCAAAAATAAATATAATGATACTGAAATTATTAATCAAGCAATAATATTATCTAATAATCTAATAAATATTAAAAATGATACTATTGATCATATATCAAATTTACATAAAGAAATACAAGAAACAACATGTATTATCAATAAATTACAAGATACAGATATTCATGAATGGACTATCATATAATTATTCATTTTACTTTCATAAAAAATTGAAATAATAATTGCTTGATGTCTTTTAAAATAATCATCTATTCATAAATGGGAAATGCAAATAAACCAATAAAACCTAATAATATTGTAAATAATAATGTAACCAAACCTTATAATATTGTAAATAATAATGTGACTAAACCTAATAATATTGTCATCATAAAACTTGATGAACATTTCAAAAAACAATCTCACAATAAATCGTATGAAAGAGGTGATGCTAAATATTACAGTACACTACATGATCCGTCAGAAAATTACACTAATTCTAAACATTTTGAATTGGAAAAATTGAATAATGCTTCATGGTGTAAAATTGATAAAAATAGATCACATGATACGTCAATGAGTATATTCTATGATACTGTTTTGAAATGTTTTGCACATCATTTACCATTCATTTTAACTCCAGATTCAATAAGATATTTGATCTTATCCGGATTAAGCATAATAATAAATAATGATCCAAAAACATATGAAAAATATTTTTTTGAAAATATTGGAAAAAAAAATATAACATTAAAAAGAAATGAATTCTCAGATGATAAAGAAAATAATTGGGCTGGACTTGTCAATGAATTTGTAGAAAATATAAATGAATTGACAATAAATAAAAAACTAGTCCAATGCACAACAGTTAATTATTCCACTACATCCACCATCAATTCAATTATCAATAAAATAGTATTGATGGATTCTTTAAAATCGTTCATTGATTATGGATTTGAAACAATGTGTGGTATCCCAGAAATTGAACTTAGAGGCACTGAAGAAGATTGGATCAAAATTAAAGAATTATTATTGTGTATTCAAAAATGTGGACTTGAATGGTGGACTACAGAATTAATCTTAATTATAGATAACGTCATTAAAGCAACTAATCCAAATAATAAAATTGATTCTGAATTTTGGTTAAGTCTTGTTAAATATCAAAGTCAATCTGGCGGAGATCGCATGACTGGTCATTTGGCAAAATTTATTCCATTGAATAAAGATGGAGAAAAAATACAATGGACTGATGGTAAATATGATTTTCATTGCGGAATTAAAATTGATGATGTCGCGCAAGATCTATCAGAAGTACCAGTCAAATGGAATTACTTGGGAACAACTAAAAATTTACTCTTCGTTGGTGGTAATTGTAGCGCATATGTCACAAATGATGGTCGATTTGGAGTTGGACAAGTTTTTGCCATCAAAGAAAAATCAATTGAAACTATTGAATCACAAAAAATTGATGAAATGTTGAAGGACATCAAAACTAAAAAAATTTATAATTAAATCAAATCATTTGCAATCAAACTCATTACAACACATTTTGATATTATCCTTTTATTCACACACAATAAAATAAATATTTAATCACCTCAAATTTCATATACTTAACCATTTTAACTTTATACTTTACATCATAATATCTACACACTAACAAAAACATAAATATCAAATCTTTTGTTTCCTTTGATATATAATCATTATATTCTAGTTTCCACTTGATATTCCCAAATCTATTATTCATTCCAATAACTTTTGAATCGTTAAACGTTTTCAATAATCGATGAGTGTAAATTTTTCCACATCCCAACATATCACCAGCCACATATATTTCATTATTTTTCAAAATAACTGTTGAATTAAATCCACATGTAACTCCATCTACATGTTCGGATACTAAAATCGCACCATGAACTAACGCATCATGATGTAATCCCAATTGCATTTTGTCATTGTATCCAAAACCATATAATTCTCCATTATTTTTCAATATCATCGTGTGATCTGCGCCAGAACATATTTTTTTAGCATCAAAATTATCAAATAACTGTGATGCATAACATTCAGTATAATTTCCATTTCCCAATTGATTAAAATTATTAGTTCCTGAAACATATAAATTATTATTATCATCTATAACAAATATATGATCTCTACCACATATTACATCATTTATAATTTTCATTAAATGAAAATTATATTTCAGTGTGTCTTTTCCAAATATCGACAACGAATTATTATTTTTTAATATTACTGTGTGATTTAGTCCAATTGCAATTTGTTTTATATCAGGACAATTCATTAAAAATGTTGGATGTGATATATATTCACCATTTAAATATTTATATTCATTTCTACCAAGAACAAATATATCACCATTATTTTTTAATATTATTGATTGATTTGATCCACATATTATTTTTTTAATGTTAATATCTTTCATTAATAGCATCGAAACTTTTGGATGTCCCGCATCATATCCAGAAATCCACAATTCTCCATTGTTTTTTAATATTAATGTCTCAGATTCTCCACATGCAATTTGTTTTATCTCCAAATCAATTCCTATTAATTTTGGATTTGGTATGTTATTGTCAAATTTCTCTTTAAATAAATTTAGTTGACCACAATGATTTCTACCAAATCCCCATAATTCACCATTCTCTAAATATATTAAATGATGCCAATTCATATACTCACATTTATTATCATTATGCCAATCAATCATTGTAATTTTCAACTTTTTTTAATAAAATAAATACTTAATCACCTCATGTTTCATATACTTTACCATATTTACATTATACTTTATTCTATAATATCTGCACACCAATAAAAAAGCAAATATTACATGTTGAGTCTTTTTTGATAATTTTGAATATAAATTTGTTTGCCATTTTATATGTCCAAATCTACAACCATTGACACCAATAATATTTGAATTTTTTATCAATGGTTTCAATATGCTTTTGTGATCATTGTCAAAACCCAATCCTAAACTTGCATTAATTCCACACACTAATAATTCACAATTTTCCTTTATTATTATTGAATGATTGAAACCACACAAAACATAATTTATCGAATTATCTTTCACTAATAATTCAGGCAATTCTACATGTGAATTTTTTTTAGTAGTATTCGATATTCCACATTGATTATAATCATTAAATCCAAAAACAAATAATTCATTATCATGTGTCAATATCATATTATGATCTCCTCCACATGACATTTGTTTTATATTCTTGTTCATCAGTAATGTTGGTATAAATCTTGATTTCTCATCTCCAAGTCCCAATTGATAATAACAATTAAACCCAAAACCAAATAAATCATTATTTTCAGTTAACATTAATGTATGATATCTTCCACAAATTATTTTTTTTACCTTTGATTTAAAATCAAATGTTAATTCCATTAGCAACTGTTCATCTTCACATTTTTCTTCATATATTTCTTCATCCATATATTTATTCACACCCAATTGACCATACTGATTATCCCCAAAAACAACAATAGTACCATCCATATAATGA